TTCCACGTTCAGAAGGGCGAATATCTTATGGTATGAATGGACATCTGCCTTCGGCAGGGAGTTGGCTACTCCGATGAGTTTAAAGGCTTTCAATTGCTGTTAGCCGATACGTCGTGTCAAACTAGGAACTTGGAAGGAAGGAGGTCGCTGGACATGAGAGCGATAAATGAATCATTCCTAGTAAATAGCCCCGATTCAGGGTTAACAAAACGCCTTCGTGAATACAGAAAGCGGCTGACTAACAAGGACGCCAAACGTATTTTCGACGGCAAGGCAGTTAAGTTGCTTCTGCAATATGCCCTTGAACCTTGGAAAATCGAGGCTGAGCTGAGGTACCTTGCAAATCTGATGGATGGTAGGGGCCGCAAATTCTGCAGGTCAATTGGTGAGTATGAAGATGCGAAAGAACAACTTTCAAACTTCGCTGCTGGTGAAAAGCCATCATTTCGGTGGAACTCACACTACCAAACTGCAATCCGGAGAGTAACACAACGGTATAGTGTTGCCAAACTTAAGTCCCTCAAATATGCTACTTCAAAGGATATTTATGAGGCAGTCACTGACTGGAGCACGTCGGCCGGGTGGGAAGGCATTAAAACAGGCCTCCGCAAGAAACGTGAATATCTGGGTGACAAGTTAGTTCAAGTTCATGAGGAACGGGAAGCTAAGGCCCTACGTGATGGATCATTTAATGACCCTATCATAATGGGAAGGCGTACTCAAGGTTCCGGCGCTTATGACGAGAACGGTAAGAGGACGAACACTTGCAAGATGAAACTTAGGATGGTAATGATGGTAGCTTTACATCCTATCATTACTGAAAGCAGGTTCGCGAAACCTCTTACAGAGTGGTTGAAGACTTATCCATACTCGGCGATTGGTAAGGATGATGCCTGGATCACTAACTGGACCAATGAGCAAAGAAGATGCGGAAGAAACTTCATTAGTTTGGACTATTCCAAATATGACAGTACTATTCCAAGTTGGTTGCTTCGGTCTGCGTTCGATATTGTAAGAGCAGCTTTCTCTGAGTACGATTCTGAGCTATTAGCGCTTTGTGAGGAGGATTTCATCAACAAGAATCTAGTAACGGCTGATGGTGTAGTTCATGCTACGCATGGAAATCCGTCGGGAAGTAGGTTCACCGCCATCATTAATGGCATCTGTAATGAGATAATTACGGAAACGTGGTTATCAAAGTTTGGTCTCGAAGCGGAATATAATATCATGGGTGATGATAACTTGATTTATCTTAGAAAGGTAGAGATAGAAAGCAGCGACATCCGGGATATATCCAACTATATTACGCATAATTTCGGGATAAAGACAAATACAGACAAATCTAACTTCGGTAATTATGCTAAGGACCCCGAATATCTTTCAAGATATTGGTCGCCAACTGGTCCTTGGAGATGGTTTGGAGAGGTGATTGGTTTAATCGCTTATCCTGAGAAATTTAGACCATATGGGAATAAGAAAGCGAAGTTAACGCCTGCTATGATTATTTGGGCTTACATTCTTGGTTATCGTAAGACTATGGCTGAGATGATTGACATTCCTCGCTTTATGGCAGAGCAACATGCAGCTCTCGGAAACGTTGAGTGGACTAAGGAACTGAGAGAGAACATTCCATATAATCTCAGAACTTATGTGGAAGCGCGTGGTTTACACCACAAAC